CTGACATGCACATCCTTCCGATTGGCGATCTTCGTGAGCACGACGAGACACGCGACTGCTGGTGTCGTCCGAAATTACAGTGCGTTGAGCGCACCATTATCGTGATTCACAACAGTGCTGATGGGCGTGAACTGATTGAGGAGCATGGCGTGCAATGACGCTACTGGGAGGGACGCGATGAGCGAGCGATTTACGGCGGAGCAGTTGACGCAGCAGGTCACGACGCTCACGGCGGCGCTGCGGGATATGGAAAGGTTTCTTACTGCCGGGGCTAAACACGCGCAACAGTGGGACAAGGCGGAGTACGCACAGGCTATTGCGGACATGCGATTTGTGCTGTCAAAACATGAAGTCGCCCTCGCCACGACCGGGCACGAGACGCAGGAATCAACTACGTAAAAGGAGAACACCAACATGGAGACACGGAAAGCCACAATGAACGAGCAGCCTTGGCGCGATCACGTTTTCAAATATCACGCGCCGGTTGGAGACGCGCCCCAACGGTATGAGGCCATTCGGGAGGCTGCGAAAGCCTTCGTGCAGGTGATTACTGACAATGCGCCGCCCTGTGCCGATACGACGGCGGCAGTCCGTAAGGTGCGAGAGGCTGTGATGACAGCGAATGCCGCCATCGCGCTGAATGGCTACGTCTGACCTGGCACGAGACGCAGGAGGGGTGATGCGCGGAGATTTGGACGAAGACGAAGATCAGGATTTCGAGCCGGGCGGCGATGGCTACTGCCTCGACTGCGGCGGCGAAGGCTGGATCGTGACGTGCGTGGACGATCTGTGTCGTGGAGCGGGCTACTGCATCCACGGTGACGGCATGATGCTCTGTCACTGTAACGATCTGACGGGCGACAAGATTGCGCCGTCGAATGCGCCCCTAGAATGGAGAGCGCCGCGAAAGTTGCGCCAGATGGGCAAGCCAAAGAGATCGGGCGGGCACGAGACGCAGGAAGCGTAGATGACCGATTTTGAGCTCCTTGTCGCGGCGGTGACACGCAAAGCCCTCCCGCCGTCTCTCCTCGGCAACGGGGTCGACCTCTGTATCGACCTGCCGACCTTCCGGGTGCTCGTCGAGGACATTCGCGCCGGCCGAGTGACCGTGGAGCCGACTGGCGCGGTGGTGCAGGTCTACCAGGACGGCGTGTTCGGGTCGGTGGTGACCAGATGAGAAAGCGTGGTCGTACGGACCAGAATCAGACCGTGATCGTGGCGGCGCTCAGGAGACTCGGCTTCGAAGTCCTCAGCCTCGCCCCGATGGGCGACGGCTGCCCCGACCTCCTGCTCTATCGTCAAGGCAAACTGACCCTTGTCGAGGTCAAAGCCCCCAAAGGGACGATGACCCCGCAGCAAGTACAATTCCGTACGTTGTGGCCGGTCACGGTGCTGCGCTCGATTGAGGACGTGATGCAGTTTGCGGACCGGCGATTGCCGACCGGACAGGCTGAATGCTCGAGTTGCGGCGTGCTGTTCTCGCCCCTCGGGCGCAACGTCGCGATGGGCCGCAGACGTTATTGCGTCGACTGTGGGAGGCCCGCGGCACTCAGGGATGCCAAGGCCGCCTATCGCGCCAGACAACGCCAGCAGGCTGCCCGTGCCGAAACAGGCGTATCCTGTAAAACAATCGGCTAGCAATGCCCTTTGTCAAAGGCAAATCAGGCAACCCTAAAGGCCGTCCGCCGATTGGTGACAGTCTGGCCGACCAGATTCGCCTCGCGGGCACGCCTGAACTCCGCGCCGAAATGCTCGAGAAGATGTGGACCCTCGCGGCCAAACCCCACGACGACCCGCGCTCGAGGATTGCCGCCTGTGAATGGCTGGCCCGCCACGGGTGGCCAGAGGAGGCCAGCGGGAAAACCACCGTCAAGACTGACAAAGCCGGGAACATCACCGTCGAGCACACCTATCTGCCGTGAGCGATAGCCGCATCACCATGCTCTGGAAGGGCCCCATCGGCCGGTTCATGCGCGATGAGACGCCAGAAATCGACCTCGAAGGGGCGCTCTCAAGCGGCAAGACCACCGCGTGCCTCTGGAAAGAGTTCACGGCGTCGATCAGCATGGCCGGCATCTGGAACCACATCGGCCGGTACGGCGACGGCGAGACGCAGACGAAGATCAAGCCCGCGTTCGAGCAGATTTGCCAACAGGCGGGTTATGTGCCGACGTGGGACGCGAAAGAGCTGGCCTACCTATTTCCCAACGGCTCGAAGACCTATGCCTTCGGCCTGAAATCGCCTGATGCCTTGTCGCGCTACTCGAAGATGCGCGGCCTCGGTGTCGCCCGCATCTACAACGACCAGACCGAGGAACTGCCGGAGGATTTCTCAGGCGAGCTGCGGCTACGCTTGCGGCAACCCGGTTTCCCGCATCAGCTCACCTTCAGCCCGAATCCGCCCAACGTCGATCACTGGCTCGCCAAACAGTTCCCGACCGATAACCGTCTCCCGAATCGCGCCTATTACAGCATCAGCATCTACGACAACGCGCACAACCTGCCGAAGGAACTGCTCGCCGCGGCCTTGGCGGCCTATCCGCCCGAGCACGCGAAGCATCGCAGCGTCATCCTCGGGCTGCGCGGGATGAACGTCATTGGCGATCCGGTGTATCAAGGCGCGTTCGTCCGCGCGATTCATGAAGGGCCCGCGGAGTTTGATGCGAAGTTACCGCTTGAAATGGCGCTGGATTTCGGTAAGCATCACCCCTGCGTCGTGTTTCGCCAGATCAGTGCTTTGGGGCAAGTACGCTTTCTCGGTGGCCTGTTGGGACAGAACCTCTATCTCGATGATTTCCTCGATCTAGTGGTGCAGTATCGGGCGCAGTGGTTTCCTGGCGTGACCGAGCTCAAAGAGTGCTGCGACCCCGCCGGGGCGAGCGATACGAGTCACGGCACGAGCGGCGCGGTCGACATCTTGCGGCGTCGAGGCTTCAAACCGCGGTTTGTGATGGATGCGAATTCGCCGGCGGTGCGATTGGCCGCGGTCGAACGCATGGCGGCGCAGATGCGCTCACGCGCGGCAGACCGGCAGGAAAAGTTTCTCGTGAGCAATTCTGACCGCTGGCTGACCATCAGCGCGAACGGGGCCAACATTGACCGCTGGCTGGCGGATGGCTTCGAGGCGGGGTACGTGTGGGATGAGCACTTGGTCAGCGTCAGCAACAAACAGGTCCGCAAGCCGCGCAAAGATGGCTGGTACGAGCACGGGCAGAACTGCGCCGAGTATCTCGAGGTGAATTTCGGCGGACAGGCCCCGAAGAAGAAGGAAACGCCGAAGTACGACTACGCGGTGCCGACCGGGCCGCATAGCTGGATGGCGAACTGATGCGGGCGCACTACGACCGGCTGAGTGTCGAGGCGTGGGCGGATCGGACGGCCATCCAAGTTGAGCAGGCCGAACGCGGCGAACGGAAGTTTCTGCTGCGTCGTTTCGAGCGGACGCGCTGATGGCGTCGTTTGCGGTGCTGATCGGGTCGGCGGGGCGTGCGAGTCTTGAGGCGACGAAGGCGGAATGCTATCGGCAGATGGTCGCGGGCGATGATGATTTAATCGTGGTCATTGACCAACATGCGACCGGGCCATTACGGAATGGCTATTTGGGGCTCCGCGGATTTGATGCCGGTTACTCATGGTACGGTGTGCCGCAGATCAATCACGCGATTGCGAAGCGCTGGCACATCAATCGCACGCATGTCCTGACGTTGGGCGATGATGATGTCTATCTGTCAGGCGCGTTAAATGTCCTACGTCGATGTTGTGACGCGCATCCCGATCGCGTGGTGCTCGGTCGCTTCATTTCGCCCGCGTATGACGATTGCGGGCCGGACTGGTCGCGGCGCAAACTGCTCTGGGACCGGCCGGTGCTCGAGATCGGTAATATCTCCGGCTGCTGTGCAGCGATTCCCTCGCAGTTCGTGCGGCCGATGCCGACGGAGCGCATCAAGCATCATGATTTCGTGTGGATTCAGGAGGCGGTGCAGCTCTCAGGGCAGGCACCCGTCTGGCTGGATGAGGTGTTGGTGATGGCGAGGCCGCCGGCATGAGAACGATTCGGGTCGTGGGGGCGTATCGGCCTGACGTCGCGTCATCTTATCCCGCGCTGCACGCCTATTTCGCCGATGGGACCGTGGATCAATGGTGGACGGCGAGCATGGGCGGGGCGCGGTTTGCGGCGCTGAACACGTGCGTCATGTGGCACGGCGATCTGGACGGCGCCGATTGGCTGATCCTGGCCGATGACGACATCGCGATTCCCAGGTCGTTCCTGCACGACTATCTGCGGCTCGTGCGGAAGTATGAGTTCGCGCTCGCGCAACCGGCGCGGACGCCGAACAGCACGGGCGATCATGCGATCACGTTTCAGCAGGAGGGCCTCGAGGCGCGGCAGACGAACTTCGTGGAAATTGGGCCGCTGGTGTCGATTCGGCACGATCTGTTCGAGGAGTTCCTGCCGTTTCCGTGTGAGGGGATGGGCTGGGGGCTCGATGGCGTGTGGAGCAAAATCATCGAGCGTCGGGGATTACGACAGGGCATCATTGATGCGGTGCCGGTGGAACATGCGTTCCGGCCACAGGGGCAGTATGACCGCGAAAAAGCGCACGCTGAGCAAACCGCCCTCTGGGCACGGTTCCCGCATCTCTGCTACGCGGAGGCCACAACGCTCCATGCGTACCCTCTCACCGACCGACAGCAGCGAGCACGACCGCAAGTCGCCAGTTCCCACGCCTGAACCAGTGGTCGAGACGGCACCGGCGTTGCCCGGCTGGCGCTATGCGGACAGCGGTGACCGGCGCATTTTCAATGATGCCGAGGAGCTGGCCGCGGCCCCGGGCACGTGGTATGCGAGTCCCGACAAAGCCGAAGCGGCCGCAGCAAAGAAGCTCAAAGACAAGTGACGGGATGTTGACAGCAGGCGTAGACTAGCGGGCGATGCCCTCGCTTACTTTTGCGGTGTGTTCAAAGTGGCGGCAAAAATCTGCGCGTATCGCCAATGTAGCCATCCGTGGTAGCGATTCGAGCAAATCAACAGATTGCACGGGCGATTGTCCGTGCGTTTCATATTGATGTGATGGACATGTTCGCGTCGTTGCAAGGGTCGGCCAAGCGCCTGTTCTGCAATAGCAATATGCACCGGCTTGGCTCGTGTTTTCCCTCGCGTCCGTGCGATTCGTTCGAGGCCGTAGACATACCCGCCGACTCCAATGTGTTCGTCAGTGCGTCGTTTGGCGATATCGCAGCAGCGTTTACACCGTGCCGAGGTCGCCAGTTTCATCCGTTGGCAATCCGGGCATGGATTGAGCGGTTGGCGATGCGTATTTCGTGGCAGGCCGATCCATTCCGGCTTTTTGTTCGTGGCGACTCGGCCTTTTTGGAATCGCGTCTGTACGCCAACTTTCAGCAGGTGCGCTCGTTGTTTATCGGACATCGCACTGGCATTTTAGTGCATGGTGATGGCATTGCCTAGCAAAAGCAAGGCTCAACAGCACCTCATGGCGGCCGCCTACTCGGGCGCGACGTTCCCGCTGGCGCAAAAGCTCCGGCGCGGGATGTCGCTGCAGCAGTTGCACGATTTTGCCGCGACGAAGACGAAGAAACTGCCGACGCATGTGAAGGCGAAGAAGAAGCCGTGAGGCTCGGGTTGGTCGTGGCCTTGGTCGACCTCGAGACGGGCGAAGGTGGCCAAGGCGAAATCAATTTGCCGGTCGACATCAGTCTGCTGTCCCGCGGCACGGTGATGCGCGAGTATGTGATGCCGGCGTATAGCGCTGCATGGATGGCTCTGAACGAGAAGAAATCGCACGCTGCAGACGTCTCCTCCAATGGCCACGGACGATCCTAAGCATCAACAGGCGCTCGATCGGTTCAAGCTTGTGGTGCTGACGGAGGCGGACCAGCGCGAACGCGAAGTCGAAGATCTGAATTTCTACGCCGGCGACCAGTGGCCGTCCGATGTCAAGACGCAGCGGGCCGGGCTGCCGGCGCAGTCGTCGCAGTCGGCGCAGCCGGTCCCGGCGCGGCCGATGCTGGTGATTCGCTCGCTGGATCAGCCGATTGCCCAAGTCATCAATCAAGCGCGGAATGCCCGCATGGCGATTAAGGTGGCGCCGAAATCTGGCGGCGCGGTGCGCGAAACCGCCGACGTGTTTCAGGGGTTGTGCCGGGCAATTGAATACGAGAGCCAGGCGCAGACGGCGTACCTGTGGGCGTATCAGCGGGCGGTCATCTGCGGCCGCGGCTACTTCCGCATCGTGACCGATTGGGCGACCGAAGATACCTCCTCGTGGGATCAGGTGCTCAAGATTCAGCTGATTCTGAACGGCGGATCGGTCTATCTCGATCCGTGGGCGCAGAACCTGAACGACCCGGGGTCGGTGCAGTGGGGGTTCATCACCGAGGACGTGTCAGAGGAACGGTACAAGCGGGAGTATGGCGCGACGAAGTTGGCGACCGCCGATGGTGCGAGCGATCTCGATCTACAAACGGTGGGCGATCCCAAGGATGCGTGGGTGAAAGTCGGGGAGAACGGCGAGCGCACGTATCGCATCGCGGAATACTTCTTTCTCGAGTATGACGAGACGACCGAAACCGACCCGGACGATCCGAAGCGCAAGCGCAGCCTGCGCACGCCGCGGTTGATGTGGGGCAAACTGAACGGCATCGAGTGGATCGAAGAACCGCAGGAGCAGGACGGCAAGTACATTCCGATTGTGCCGGTCCTCGGCTCGGAGCTGAACATCAGCGGCTTGCGGCGGTGGGAGGGCATGGTGCGGCCGGTGGCCGATTCGTGCCGGATTCTCAACTACGAGGTCACGGCGCTGGTCGAGGCGTCGGCCTTAGCGCCCAAAGCCCCGTTTTTGGGCTACCGCGGGCAGTTTGAAGGCGTTGAGGATAAGTGGCTGTCGGCGAACACGCGCAACCAGCCCTATCTCGAGGCGAACGCGGTCACGGATGCGACGGGGACGCAAATTTTGCCGTTGCCGGAGCGGAACAGCGTCGAGCCGCCGATTCAGGCGATGACGCAAGCGGTCGCGCTGTTTACCAATTTCATTCGGTCGACCACCGGCGTGCCCGATGCGGCGCTCGGGCATGTCAACCCGAATGACCGCAGCGGGAAAGCGATTGCCCAGTTGCAGCAAGCCAGCGAACAGGGCACGTCAAACTTTCCCGACAATCTGCAGCGGGCGATTCAACACGGTGGCTTGATCCTGGTCGACAAGATCCCGCATGTCTATGACCGGCCGGGGCGGATCGCGCACATTCTGACGGGGCAGGACGATCAGCAGCAGGTGGTGATGCTGAATCAACCGTTCGTGCAGACGCCGCAAGGTCCGCAAGCGCAGTTGCCGGGGCAGCCGCCGGCGATGATGCCGCTCCCGAACGGTCAGCACGCGCCGCGGCCGGTGCAGCATTTCGATCTCAGCAAGGGGCAGTATTCGGTCGTGGTCGAGGTCGGGAAGTCGTTTGCGACCCGGCGCGAGGAAGCGAACGAGAGTTTGGGCCAATTGGCGCAAGCGGCCCCGGAGCTCGTGCCGAAGTTTGCCGACTTGTGGGTCAAAAATATGGACATTCCCGAGTCGGAGGCCATCGCGGAACGATTGGCGCCGCCCGATCAGGATGGCGGGTTGCCGCCGCAAGTGCAGCAGGCGATTCAGCAGTTGCAGGCCGAGAATCAGCAGTTGAAGCAGCTCGTCCAGGGCCGGCAAGCCGAAAAGCAAGTCGAGCAGGACGCGAAACTGCTTGAGGCGGCGATGGATAACGAGACGAAGATCGAGATTGCCAAGATTCAGGCGGGCGCGTCGTTGTCGGTCGCGGATATCAAGGCCGGGATTGACAGCATGAAAGTGTCGGCGGAGCAGTTGCGGACGGTGGTGGAAGCGGCGGAGGAGCGGCGCATGCAGGCGCATGACTCGGCCCACGATGTCGGCCTGCAGGCGCATCAACACGCGCATGAGCGCGGCATGGCGGCGCAACAGCACGAGAATGCAATGCGGCAACAGGCCGCCGGGCACGATCAGGCGATGGCGCAGGGCATGGCGGGGCACGCGCAGGCGCTCGAACAGGGCGACCAGGCGCATCAGCAGGCGACCGATCAGGCCATGACGAACGCGGCGTTGCAGCCGCAGCCGCAGGAACCCGCCGAGGCCGAGTAATGCCACCGATTGCGAAGAATCCGTACAGTTGGCTGGCGCAAGACGATTCGGTGTTCGACCCGTACTGGGTGCGGGTCGTGCGGCGACTCGTCGACGTGAACGGGCAACCGAATGTCCCGCCGATGCAAGCGATGCAGTCTGTGGCGCAGCGGTTTCCCAAAGTGACGCAGTATTTGCTGACGAAGGCGACCACTGATCCTCGCGGATCGTAATCAGTTTGCTATAGTGGCGCATTCACAGCGGAGGCACAGATGAGATTACGCGGGGTGGTGTGGGGGCTTGTGGCGATGGGGGCGGCGATCCTGCCGAGTGCAGCCGTCGCCGGCAGTATCACGTTGGGGCAGTCGAATCTCGGCGCCGGGTTTGTTGGGCCGTTCGCACAGGTCAACATCACGCTGGTCGACTCGACGCATGCGAATGTGATCTTCACGTCTCTGTCCAACGGGGGCTATGACTACCTCATGGCGGGACAGGGCGCGGTTGCGCTGAATGTCAATGCTACGACGTTCACGGTGGGACCGATCACCTCGAGCAATTCGTTGGGGGCCGCGTTCATGCCGGGCCCGATCACGCAGGCCGCCGCCGGTAATGAAGATGGGTTCGGGTCGTTCAACTTCACGGCCGACTCCTTCGACGGCTTCCAGCACTCCAACACGACGGTCAGTTTTCAGTTGACGAACACGTCGGGATCGTGGGCGAACGAAGGCGCGATTCTGGCGGCGAATGGCAGCGGCGAACTGGCTGCGGTGCATATGTTCGCCTGCCCGTTGCAGTGCTCGTTCACGTCCAGTGCGACGGCCACGGGCTACGCGGCCACATCGGACACCATTAATCCCAACGGCCCCCCGCCGCCTCCTCCACCCCCGCCAGCCGTGCCGGAACCGACGAGCCTGCTGCTCTTCGGGACGGGGTTGGTCGGGATCGCGGGCGCGGCACGACGCACACTCTTCTCATAGTGGTGTCACGTGCTTGACACGCTACAGGCGGCAGGCGCATAGTGACGGACATTCGTTCCCTCATGGCCGATCCGGTCGAGACGCCACCTGCGGACACGTCAGAATCGCTGACGACGTTTAATCTCCGCGAGAATGCCGCGGAACGGACGCGCAAAGGGCTCGATCCGATCCAAGTCGTTGCTGATGCGCCGGTCGGTGACGTCACCGAGGCTGAACCTGCGGCTGAAGCTGCGGCTACAGTACCGGCTACAGCACCGGCTGAAGCCGACGCTCAAGCCGAGGATGACGCCACGGCCACGGCGCGGGATGCGAAAGGGAAATTTGCCAAAAAAGACCCGATCCAAGCCCGTATCGACAAAGCGGTCAAAAGCCAACGAGACGCTGAGCGAGCGCGTGACGCAGCGCTTGAACAACTTCGACAGTATGAGTCGCGTGCCGCCGCTGCCCCTAGACCAGGACGGCAGCCTGAAGATTCGTCTCCCGCAGCGATTCCGACCGGAGCGCCCCGACTCGATCAATTCTTAGACCAACCCGATCCGTACGCCGCGCACACGCAGGCCACGGCCGACTGGGCCCGGCAACAAGCCGTCCAGGACGTGATGGGCTTTTTGCGGCAGCAAGCGGTCGTCGAACAAGCGCAGCAGGCCATGACGGATCTGCGGGCCGCCGGCGAAGAGCGTCATCCTGATTACCTGGAAGTCATGCAGGGCGAGGCGGGGCAGATTATTCTGCCGCCCTACGTCCATGAAGTCTTACGCGATGCCACGGTGCCCGCCGAGGTGCGGGCGGACGTGGTGTACCATCTCGGCACGCACGCGGACGAGGCGCGGGCGCTCGCTGCCGCACCGCCGATCACGGCGGTTTTGACCCTCGGCAAACTCCTTCACCAGTACGCGGCTGCTCCGTCCGGCTCAGCCGAGGTACCCAAAGTCCGCAGCACGGCACGCCCTCCGATTAAGCCGGTCGGGGCCAGCGCCACCATACCCGTCACGGGGCCGGTCGAGAGCGCCGAGAAATCCACCTTCTTAGCGTTCAAGCGATCGGAAGATGCCGCGGAACAGCGGCGCAAACTCCTGCGACACGGGTAGAAGCCGGAGGCGGCTGGTATGGCCGCAAACAGTTTTGTCACGCCGAACTGGGTGGTCAAGGAAACCTCCCGGATCGCGCAGAATCAGTTGAAATTTGGCGCGAATTGTACGCGCAAGTATTCGAGTGATTTTCGGGCCGGGGGCGCCAAAGTCGGCGCGTCCTTCAATCTCCGGCTCCCGCAACGCTTTCAGACCACGAAGGGCCAGGGCTTCCAACAGCAGGCCATTGCTGATCTCGTGGTGCCGCTGACTATCACGGATCAGGCCAACATCGGGCTGAGCTGGTCGACGTTCGACGCGACCTTGAGCGTGGACATGGTCCGCGAACGCTATGTGCGGCCGGCGGCGGTGCAGCTCGCGAACACCATGGATTTCGACGGGCTGACCCGCATGTCCGTGGCCGTCTATCACTCGGTCGGCACGCCCGGGACGACGCCGACGAGCATCCAGACCTATCTCGATGCGGTCACCCGGCTCCGCAACGTCGGCTGTCCCGATAACGATCTGGTGGCCGTGCTCAGTCCGAACATGAGCGCCACGCTGGTCGGGTCCAATCCCACGCTGTTCAATCCCGCCGCGGCGATTTCCAAGAACTACCGCGAAGGCCAGTTCTCGGACGGGACGAATGCTCTCGGCATCAGTGAGTGGTACTGGGACCAGAACACGTGGCAGCGGACGACGGGCTCGTTCACGTCCTGCACGCCGCTGGTGAACGCGACCACGTTTACGCAGGGCATGACGACCATCGTGACCAACGGCTGGGCGTCTGGCGCCACGTCGATGAAAAAGGGCGACAAGTTCACGATCGCCAGCGTCTACGAGGTCAACCCGCAGAACTACGCCTCGACGGGCCAGTTGATGCAGCTGGAGTTCGTCGGCGATCAGTCGGATTCGTCCGGCAACATGACGATCACGTTCACGCCGGCGCTGACCGCCGTGGCAGCGGACACCAACGGTCTGCTCGGCGGAAACTACGCGAACGTCGATGCCTTGCCGGCGAATACGGCGGCGATCATTCCGGTCGGGTCCACGATTACCACGGGGGCCGGCACGATGACCGCCACAGCCACGCGGCAGGGGTTGGTCTATCACCCTGAAGCGTTCGTGTTTGGCATGGTCGACCCGGACAAGGATCTCGACGGCGCGACGGTGTCGAGCGTGTCGGACGAGGAAACCGGATGGGCGATGCGCTACGTCAAGCAGTACAACGCGCAGACGGACCAGAAAATCAGCCGGCTCGATGTGTTCTACGGCTGGCTCGCGTTCCGGCCCGAATGGGCGGTCGCGGTGCAGGGAGGAGCAAGCTAACTATGGCCTTAACACAAACCACACTCAGCGCGGCCATTACGAAGGACGATCTGACGATTCCGCTAACCTCGAGCACGAGCTTTCTCGCGGGGCAGACGGTCAAGATCGAGCACGAGTACATGGTCGTGAACACCGTCCCGTCGACGACCTCGATCACGGTCTACAAGCGCGGGGCTGAAGGCACGATTGCCTCGCCGCACAAGGCCCTGGCCTATGCCGTGACCTCGGCGATTGCGGCCGATTTCCCGTCCAGTCCGTGGGGCGCGACCGTGCCGGTGCCGGCCGGGGTCGATGATGTCGTGCAGTATTCGGTCAACGGCGCGATTGCGCTGCCGACGACCATGCGCGATACCAACGTGATCCTGAACAAAGCCGGGGTCGCGGCCATGACGTTGGGCGACCCGCCGAAGTCGCTCGACGGCGTGAAAATGACGATCGCGTCGGCGACCGCGCAGGCGAACACGGTGACGTATACCACCGGGTTCAACAACGGCGGGACGACGACCGATGTGGCGACGTTTGGCGGGGCGGTGGGTGACAACATGCAGATTCAGGCCGCGAACGGCATCTGGAACGTGTTGTACCTCCGCAACGTCACGCTAGGCGCGTGGTTCCTCGGGGCGCTGGCGCTTGGATCGATGTTCGGGGCGTCGTTCCCAGGGTTGATGTAGCAGGGCGCGTTCGAGCGTCCAGCCGCGTCGTAAACGCACAGTCAGACGGGTGCGGGGGAGGTTGAACTCCCTCGCCCATCCGTTGAGATGCTGTGTGCGGCCTTGATAGGTGAGCAAGTGATTGTTTCGTTTGTTCGCGCCTTGTTCGCGTCGCGTCGCCCATCGGCAATTCTCTGGCGAGTATGGGCCAGCGTTGTCGATGCGTTCGATCGAATGGTCGCGGCTTGGACGTGGGCCCATGTCCGCGAGGAAGGCAGCACGACTGGTGCGCCATCGATCGCAGACGGTGATCCCGCGGCCTCCATACGTTGGGAATTTCGCGTCGTTGACGTTGTAACAACGCGACATCATTTTCCAATGGACGAGACGGAGCAATTGATCTTCACTATTTCGCATGTGCGAACGGTATCAGAAAACGTCACACATGGAGCACTGAATTGCTAGGCGCGATTGGCGTCCCGGCGACCGATCATGGCCGGTGGTCCGCCTTTCGCGCCTGTCTGCTCGAGCTCGAACGGCCCGCCGGCGTCGAGATTGTGGAGTGCCACGGCGCGTCCGAGGCGCAGAATCGGCATGTCATCATCGAGCGGGTGCTGGGACAGGGCGCGGAGTGGATCTTTTGGCTCGACGACGATCTCTTGTTCCGGCCGGATGTGCTGGTCAAGACGCTGACGCGACAGGCCGAGACGGGGGCAGATGTCCTCATTGGCCTGTCGCTGTTCCGGCGGGTGCAGGAGGGTGCATTCTGGCCGATCTGGTCGTTGCAGGGCCCGAATGACGATCGCGTGCTGTGGCAGCAGGTGACGGAGATTCAGACCGGGCCGAACGGGCTGATGCGGCTCGGGGCCGGGACGAACGGCGGCATGTTGGTGCAGCGGCGCGTCTATGAAGCGATTGGGCAGCCGTATGCCAGAACGCTTCCAGACGATCCGTTTCATCCGTCGGTGGATATTGACATCTGCTGGCGGGCGCAGCGGGCCGGGTTCGAGGTGTGGGGCGACCCGTCGATTCGCTATGGGCACATGACGCACGTCGCGGTGTGGCCGCACGAGGTGGAAGGGCAATGGACCGCTGTGTTAGCCCGCGGGTTTACGCCATTTATTGCGATGCCAGTGCCAGTACCTGCGGTCGGGTCCGCTGGCTGATTGTGCCGCCGTCGATGACGGTGGAAGGGATGTTCCATGCCGCAGCAAGTCGTCCAAACCTTTGAGAAAGTTCTGCCGATTACCACGTCCGATACGGTGGCGCTGCCGCAGTATGCGAATCGCTATCCCGATGCGATCTGGTGCGGGTCGAGCGGCGACATCGTGTGCGTGTTTGGCGATGGGTCGACGGCCACGGTCGGCGCGGCCACTGGCACGCTCGTGCCGATTGCCCAAGTCATGCGCGTCAATGCGGCGAGTACCACGGCGGCGAAACTGCTCGCGCTCTGGCAAATCTGATGTTTCCCCGCACGATGGTCTATCGGGCGCAGAAGCTCCGCAACGGCAAAGTTGTGGTGCTCGAGCCCGACTATCTGCCGGTGACGACGAAAATCGTGGACACCGAAGGTGATTACCAACTGGCGCTCTCCTGCGGCTGGTGTCCGCATCCGATGGACGCCCTGAAACGCTTTGAGGAAGAGGAACAGGCGCTCGGGCAGATCGCGGCCGAACGGGCGTATCGCGACTCGCTGATGAGTGCACCGGCGCAGCGCGAGGCCGACGCGATCGATCGGCAGACCGTGAAACATCTCGGCGAGATTCCCGAACAACCGCGGCGACGTGGGCGTCCCAAAAAAGTCGTGACCGATGCCCCGCCGCAGACCTGACGACGACGCCTTCGGCATTCCCCCGGACTCGGTGCTCGGGCAAGTCCGACGCGCCGAAACCACGACCCACGGGACCACCATGCGGCAAAAACACGCGCCGAAAGTCCAAATCCGGTTGCTGACCAGCCCGATTGTCGTCAATGTCTCGATGACGATCGCGTTGATGATTTTCGATGTCGATAGCAACCTGTCCGGCGGGTCGGTCAGGTGGGGCGATGGCTCGCCCGACGAGCCGTTTGGACCCACGCCGCCGACCGCGGCCAGTCATACGTACACCGACGTCGCCTCCCGCACGATTACGGTCACGGCGGTTGACACGGATGGGCTGACGACGACCGTCGCGGTGCCGGTGACGGTCACGGGGCCGCCGCCGCCGCCCGATACGACGCCGCCGGATGTCACCCTGACGAGTCCGGTGCATGGGGCGACGGTGGCCGGGTCGATTCCGTTGACGGCGACCGCGATCGATGCGCGAGGCGTCAAAAGCCTGCAGTTCAAGCTCAATGGCACGACGGTGATTACGTCGCCGTGGGATTCGACGAGCGTGGCGAACGGGACGCATAGCATCGAGGCGATTGCAACGGATACGTCGGACAACGAGGGCAGTGATACGTCGTCGATCACGGTGAACAACCCGACGATTCCGACGCCGCCGCCGTCCCCGCCCCCGTTGCCGGTGCCCCCGCCGCCCGCGCCCCCGCCGCCAC